GGTCTTGCCGCTGAGGGTGCCGTCCTCGTCCACGTCCAGATAGTCGCCCACCTTCACGCCGCCCAGCTGGTCTGCCGTAGCGGGCGGCAGGCTGTACGGCTTGCCGAACTTTTGGTCCGCCTCGCTCTTGGTGTAAAAGCTCCCGCTCTCCACCGCCGCGATAGCGGCGTCCAGCGCGTCGAGTTTGGTGTGCAGTTCGGTGGACAGCTGGGTCAGCATGGCCAGCGCCTGCGCCTGCAGCTGGGCCGTGGGGATGCCCTTGACCCCGTCCCGCATGACGCCGCACACGTCCTCGTCCGCGCGGGTGTCGGTGATGTCGGCGGCGGTGACCACCGAGGAGCCTGCGGGCACGCTCACCGTGCACAGGCCCAGCTCGTACTGGTTGTGGTTCTGCAGGATGGCGGGCGGCTCCGGAGCGGCGGCAGGGGTGCCGGGTTTGAGCTTGACGGCGGTCAGGTTGGCTGCGGTGTCGAACTGCAGCACCACCCGGTCGATGCGGGGCAGGGTGCCGTCGGCGTCCGGGACGGTCAGGTTGACCGCCTCCCGGCTGCAGGCCGAGACGCCCTTGAAGTCGTCGTAGTTGATCCACGCAAGGCCGGGGGCTACGGTGATCTGCCGCGGGCCGGTGACGCTGACCGCGTAATTTGTGTCTTTGGCGTAGACGCCGGAGGTGCGGGTGCACAGGTAAGTGCTCACGTCCTCCGCGTCGTAGGTGACGCCGTTCAGCGGGTAAGTGATGATGCTCATGGTTTCCTCCTGAGGATCGGTGTGCCGATCTCGGTAGTGACCGTGTTTTCGCCCTTCTGGGAACTCAGGGTCACGCTGGTAATGCGGGCCGCCGCCTGAATATCGGTGCCGGGCAGGCTGGCGGCCACCACCTTGCCCACCGTGACCGTTCCGGTCGGGGTAAAGCGGAAGTTCTCAATGCGGGTGTGCTTGGCAAGTTCCTGCTCACCCAAGGCCCGCAGGGACGCGAGATAATCCTCCTGGCTCTGGTTGTCCTCCTTCTTTTTGGAGGCAGCGTCCAGATACAGTTCCCGCCGGGCTGCGCCGGTGTTGCCGGTGGCACCCACGGTGACGGTGCCGTCCGCGCCCGCCACGGTCACGATGTTCTTGTAGTCGGTGATGCTCTCAGTGTAGGTCAGGCCGGTCAGGTTGCCGTACTGCGGGGCGTACCGGGCGTTGGGATCCAGTTTCGGGCGGTACAGCTCAAACAGCAGCTTTTTGGCCTGCTGGTCGAACCGCACCCGGAACCCGATGTCCAGTTTCTGGCACACCTGCTCGGCGATGCTGAGCAGGCTGCCGGGCTTTACCTCGCCGGTGTAGGTGTCGGCAAGATCTGCAAGCACGCCCAGCTCCAGCCCCGGCCATGCAGCCGCACCGGACACAAGGCTGCGCAGGGTGCTTTCCACCGCAAAGCCGCTCAGGGTCCGGGTGCTGATCCGCTCATCCAGGATGCAGGCGGCGTCCCTGGCCGAGATCACGAGCTTGTGTTCGGACTGGTTGGTCTGGGCCGAGCAGATGCGCATGATGCGGTCGGAGCCGGTGAGCCAGAGGTACCGGTCCGGGCGGCACAGGGCCTGCAGGTCGGTGGAGGCGTGCAGTTCCAGCTGCGCACCCTGCACCCCGCTGTACACGTTGTAGCGCTCCGGCCAGACCAGCGACACCCAGCTTGCCAGCCGGCCCAGCAGGTTCAGCTGGCCGTCGTAGACGCAGATGCTCTTGTGGCCGCCTGCCGTCAGGGCACTTGTCCGCTCAGCCATTGCCGCCCACCTCCAGAACCACGGTGGAAAACGCTGTGCTGCAGGTCAGGGTCAGGAACAGCCATTCCGTGCCGGAATCCGCTGTGCGCTGCCATGCCTGCGTCCCGTGGCGCAGGGTCCACAGGGTGCTGCTCCCGTCCAGCGTGGACATGATGTTGTAGCCGGTGTCGTCGATGATCTGTTCCAGTTTCAGCTGGCCGCTCTCGCGGTACAGCCGGAGCTTGTCGCCGTCCTGCAGGGTGGTGACAAAGCGCAGGAATTCGCCGGTCTCCGGGTCCTTGACGCCGGGGTTGACCACCGGGCCGCGGGCTTCCAACGTCAGAGCCCAGTCCTGGGTGTCCAGCCCGGTGTTGGCGATGCGCAAATAGTTGGCCTGCTCCCGCACGCCGTAGCTGTGCACATCGTAACACACCGGCAGGCGGAAGGTGGGTGTTACGCTCAAGGTCGAGACGGTGAGCTCCTTCACGCTGTGCCAGTAGGGGTCCGGGCAGTAGAGCTGGAAGCTGAAGGTGGGCCACAGGCCGGACACGCTGATGTCCGGGGTGCGCTGCACCTCAGCGTCGCACCAGTAGGCCCCGGCCACGGTCAGCCGGCCGGTGACGTAGGGGGCAAACACATCCCGCAGCTGGCGCTTGCAGTAGTCCTGATTGCGCAGGATGCGCCCGGTGACCGTGCGGGTCACGCCGGAAATGCTCCGGCTCTCCACGGTGGCACCCACCTGCTGGTAACCCTGGCTGGTCTCCAGATCCACGGGCAGGTCACCCAGCGGGGTGATGCTCCACAGCACGCCCGCCGCGTAACCAAAGGAAAAGGTCAGGCCGTTGCTGGCCTTGAAGATCGCGTCAAACACCCTGCAGCACCGCCCTTTCCTGTTCGTACTGTGCCTCGCGCATCAGGTCGGCAGCCGTCTGCGCTTTGCTGTAAATGTACTGGTTGACCTCGATGTTGGGCCGCTGAGTGCGCTGCGGCAGCGGAGCACGCTTCTCGTAATCCCACAGGGAGCCGGATGCCGTGGAGGTCGCGCTGCTGCCGGAAGTGCCGCCGGAGATGCCGGGGGTGGTCTTGCGCTTGAACGCGCCGCCGACGCCGGCCACGATGGCCGCAATGGCGGCGGTCAGGGCCACACCGGCCGCGATCATGAGCAGGGCCTGCGGGGCACCGAATCCGGTGGGAAACAGTGCCGCCGCGACGGCTTCCAGCATGCCCACAAAGGCACTGCCGATGGAACCGATCAGGGTGCCCATGGAGGCCAGAATTTCCGGGAAGCTGGAGATCAACCCGCCCTTCAGGCCGGTGCTGATGGCGGTGGCCGCCGCAGTGAGCGGGCCTTTCAGCCCCTGAAAGATGCCGGTGAGGGTGGAACCAAGGCCCTGCGCCTGCGTGAGCACGTCCGCAAAGCCGCTGGTCAGGCCCTTGGCGAGGTCGCCGCCCATATCCCACAGGCCGTTGGAGACGGCACTGACCCCCTTGCCCAGCGCGTTGTTGACCTGCTGGATCAGGTTCTTGCCGAAGTCGTCAATGAGCTGCTTTGCCTGCGGGGCAAGGCCGTTGTACAGGGTGGACAGCACCCATTCCCCCACGCTCTGCCAGTCCTGTTTCTTGACCGCGTTCACCAGCGTGCTGAAGGTGCCCACGACGCCCTTGTCGGCTTCGTCCTGCCAGCCCTTGACAAGGCCGTCAAAGCTGTTGGCAGAGGCTTTCTTGATCTCCTCGGTGGTCTGCGGGACACCGTCGGCGGCAATGGTCTTGACCCGCTCCACCGTGACCAGCGCCCCGTCCACGATGTCGTTGTAGGTCTCGGTGATGACCTGTTTCTGGGTCGTGGTTTTGTCGGTCAGGGTCTCGGTGATGGTCTTGGTGCTGGTGGCAATGCCATTGACCACGGAATCCGTTGTAGACGTAACGGTCTTGGCTACAGTGGCGGCAATTTCCTCGTAGACCTTCTGGGTCTGGGCGGTGGTCTTGCCGTTTTCGGTCACATACTTGGTGACGGTCTTGTAGTTCTTGGCCACACCGTTGACCATTTCCTTACCGGATTCGGTCACGGTCTTGGTCAGGCGGTCGTACTCTTCAGAGCCCTTTTTCAGGTGCTCGGTGAGTTCGGTGGTCTGGGTCGTGACCTTGCCCAGAGCATTCTGAGAAACGCTGGTGCCGACGTCCTGCAGGGACCACAGCAGGGTCTCGGCGGCCTGTGCGGCGGCCTTGGTCTTTTTGGCCGCCTTGGTGGCGGCGTCCCCGGACTTGGTATAGGCCGGGACGACCACCTCCGCCATGGACTGGGCGCTGTCGGCCACGTCGGCGTTGGCGTCCGCCCAGACGGAGGACCAGTCGTTCCCGCTGGCGGTTTTAGCAATGGTGGCACCGGCGGTGGCTGCGATGGCTCCTGCACCAACCGCACCGCCTTTGCCGGTGAGGCCGTTGATAAAGCTCTGGATAAGGTTCTTGCCCCACTGCACCGCCTGCGAGGGCAGGCTCTTGATCCAGGCAAGCGCACTGGAAAAGCCGCCCTTGAAGGCGTTCAGCAGGCTGGAGCCCATGCTCTTCACGCCATTGGCCACACCGGTGAGGATGGTCTTGCCGATGTTCAGCCAGTTGATGGCCGAGATTACCGACAACACGGCCTGCAGGATCTTCTTCCAGTTTGCCAGCAGATCCGGCACCGCCTTGACGATGCCCACGACCAGCTGCACGATGATGGAAACACCTTCAGCGAGGATCTTGGGCATGTTGTCGTTGATGATGCCGCAGATGTTGATGATGATGTCCGGCACATAGGCGATCAGATCCGGCAGACCGGCGACCAGGCCGTTGAGCAGCTGGGTGATAAGGTTCAGACCGGCGTCCACAAAGCTGGCCGCGTTGTCCCGCAGCTGGTCTGTAAATGCCAGCAGCTGCGGCAGAGCGGTGGAGAAGAACTCCGGGATGCCCTCCGTGAAGCCCTGTGCCAGGGAGCTGAGCAGCTCGGTGCCGGTCTGCAGGAGCTCCGGCACAAGGCTGTAAACGATTTCCGGAATGCCTGCCAGTACATTGCCGATCATGGGCAGCAGGTTATCCACAAGAAAGGTCTGTGCCGTGTCGGCCAGCGCCTGCAGCGGCTCGGTGAGGTCTGCGCCGGTGGACCAGTTGCCCATCACGTTTTCCGCAGCCGCCTTCATGGCGGCAAAGCTGCCGGTCAGGGTGGTGGCGGCTTCCTTGGCGGTGGTGCCGGTGATGTCCATTTCCTGCTGGATGATGTGGATGGCGCTGTACATATCGGCCAGATTGCCCAGATCGTACTTCACGCCGGAGATCTTGGTGGCGTCGTTCAACAACCGCTGCATCTCGGCCTGGGTGCCGCCGTAGCCGAGCTTAAGGTTGTCCAGCATGGTGTAATTCTGCTTGGCAAAGCCCTGATAGGCGTTCTGGATATCCTGCATATCCGTGCCCATCTTGTTGGCGTTGTCGGCCATATCCACCATGGCCATATTGGCCAGCTGGGCAGCGGCGTCGGTGTCTTGGCTGACGCTGGACAGCAGGCTGGCCGCAAAGCTGGTGGTCTGCTCCATGTAGTCGTTGGCAGAAAGCCCCACGGTCCGGTATGCCTGCGCGGCGTACTCCTTGACCGTGTCGGCACTGTCCTTGAACAGCGTTTCCACGCCGCCAAGGCTCTGCTGCAGGGCACCGCCCATGTTGATGGAATCCGAGATGATCTTGCCGATGCCGGCCGCCACGATGACGTTCTTCAGGGTGCCGACCAGTTTCTGGCCGATGCTCTGCCCGGTCTGCTCGCCAAGGCCGTCGGTCTCCTCGTCAAACATCTCAGTCAGGGCGCTTTTGATGCCCTGCGCCGAGGGCACGATCTGGACATACGCCTTGCCCAGTTCGATTCCGTCCGCCATGTTGTCAACCTCCTTTCAGCGCCGCAAGGGCGGCGTCAAATTCTTCTGCACTGGCGTAGCACTGCACGTTGCTGGTGTCCGCCTCGCCGCGCAGGTCGGCCAGCACGGAGGGCGGCTTGGACGTGTCGCTGTGCAGCCACCAGAGCACCTGGGTCAGGCGGTCGGCGGCATAGGCCAGCAGTTCCGTCTCAAAGTCCACCGTGCGGCCTGCCGCCTTGCGCAGGCTGCGGCTCGTTTCCGGCAGGCCTGCGGCCAGGGTGGCGGCCAGCCTTACCGGAAGGGCACGCCAGTCCAGCACATGGTAATATTGCGCGAAATCGCAGATCAGGGCGTCCTCGTCCGATGCGATCAGTTCGGCGAGGATGCAGAGTTTTTTCCGGCCGTGAAGCTGTTCATCAGCTCGCCCAGAGCGTCCGCCACCTTAGCCACCGGCACACGGCCGTCCGGGGTGCGCAGGTGGTCATACAGCTTCTTGCGGCCCTCCTTGCCCAGCAGGCGCAGGGTCAGGTGGCTCATATCAAAGACGTTGCCGTCCTGCATGCCGCCCAAGGCGTCCAGCAGCTCGGCGTCGTCCAGTGCGTCCTCGCTCAGCTCAATTTCAAAGCCGTCGTTGGTTTTTGCAGTGATCATGTCAGATCCTCCTTACACGCCCTTGGCGGTGATGTACTCGTAGTGGGTGTTGCCGGAAGTGTCCGGCACGGCGGTCAGGGTGGTGTTGTAACCCACCGCGCCGTTGGAATAGGTGATGTCGCCCACCGAGGTGACGGCGGCGTCCGGGATGACGATGCGCTTGTTCACATCGTCCTTCATGATCATCTCCACCACCCAGCAGCAGTCCTTCTGTTCTTTGGAGTTGGCCTTGACCGTGATGCCGGTGGTCAGGTCGCCGGTGACGTTGTCGTCACCGTACACGGCCTTCAGCACGTCAGGGTTCAGGGATTCCAGCAGGGTGAAAGCGAAGGTGTCCGGCTTCTCGGTCTGCTGGGTCAACACGGTGTCGCCGCCCCAGGCGGTGGTGTTCTCGCTGGAGGGGGAGTTTGCGTTGGTCAGGCCGTCGCTGGAGATATAGCCCAGGCTCTTGAATGCCTTGTCCAGCGCGGTCTTGGCGTCGGTAGGCAAAGTGGTGCCCAGCGGGGCACGCCAGACGGCACCGCCCACCTTGGGCTTTGCAGCGGTCACATTCTTTGCATCTGCCATAAAAAAGGCTCCTTTCGTTCTCAGTAATGCACCACGCCGAAAACGGCCTGATACCTGGGCCGTTTGCGGGTGGCGTCGGGAAAATTGTAGTCGGAATAAAGGTCGCAGCGCACAAGCTGCGGCAGGTTGTCGGCGTCCTGCATGGCGGCCTTGACAAGCTCGTTGAGCTTTGCCGCGTCCAGGGTGCCGTCGTGGCTGGTGGCGGCGGGCCCGTAGGACTGCACCGCGATGGTGGCGCTATAGATGCCGTCCTCGCAGCCGGAGCCGGTCTTTTCCACTACCACAAAGCGGGCGGGGGCCGGGGTTGGCACGCTCAGCCGCACCGGCACATCCAGCCGCGCGGCCAGAAAGCTGCGGATGGTTTCTTCGATCATTTCTTCCTCTGGTAGCTCCTTACGGTGATGACCCTGCCGTCCTTCAAGTGGCGTTTGTGCTCGTGCACGGTCGCGCCCTTCCGGCTGGCTGATGTGGCTTTGAGCAGGGTGTTGTTGGCCGAGTTATCGTCAACGGCCTGCCGGGTGGCGGTCTCCACCACGGCCACGGCGCGGGTCTGGGCCACATAGGCCTCGTACCCGTCGCCACAGCGGTCTTTCACGGTGTCGGCCCGCGCTTTCAGCACGGCCTGCATCTCCGGGGAGCGCATGAGGGCGCGCACCCCAGCACGGTCCAGTTCAAAGCGCACTTTACTCATCCCTTACCACCTGCACTTTCTTGTTCCAGCACAGCGGGATCATGCGTTCGATGCCCTGCACAACGCCACCGCAGGTTCGGAAGCGCTGGCCAAAGAACTCCACCTGCACGTCGTTCCAGTCGTGGGCGTCGCCCTTGGGGATGGCCAGCGTGTAGGCCAGCCGCCGCCCGGTCAGCTGCAGCTCGGTGGTGATCTCCTCGGCGGAAGGCTCGCCCACCAGCACGTTGTGCACGGTGACCGGAGTTTCGGCGTAGACCGGGGCATCGGCTTCGTCGGTGCCGGTCTGGGTCTTTTCGTACAGGGTGACGTCGATGCCTTTCAACATAAGTCCTCCAGCGGGCTGCGGGCCCCCACGCGGCTGCCAACGCCCAGCAGCTTCTTTTCCAGCTTGGAAAGATACAGCTCACCCGAAGAGCCTCCGCTCATGGTCCAGCTCTGGCTGTAGCCCAGCGCGGTGGCGGTGCCCTGGGTGGCCCCCATGGGAAAGCTGACGCCGCCCTCGCTGTCGCTTTCGCCCAGCTGGCGGCGCACCATCCGGCAGGAAACGAGCCGCTTTGCGTCCTCTCCGGCGTCCGGGTTGTAGGCGTCAATGATGATGGCCGCCTCACTCAGCAGGGCGCTGCAGCGCTCCTGTTCGTCCTTGGAGAGGGCACGGAACCCGGCTTCCACATCACACACTTCGGCGTAGGTCATGAGGCACCCCGTTACACTTCGGTGCGCTTGATGTACAGGGTCTGGGGCTTGGAGACCTTCAGGCCGTACACCTTGCGGCCCTGCACAGCGGATGCGCCGATGTACTTGCCGGAGCCGGACAGGTCCTGCAGATGGATGGCTACCTGCCACTCCATCACGCGGTGGCACCAGTTGGGGTGACCGGCAATGAACTCGGTGGTGGTCTTTTTGCTGGTCACGCGGGTGGTGCTCTCGTAATCCATGTTGTTGGATTCAAACACATTGAAGCCCGCAATGCGACCCACAACACCCTGCTGCACCAGCTCCTGCGACAGGTCGCCCTGCTTGATATAGTGCTCGTCCAGCATCAGCACCTCCAGATACTCCGGGGATGCGATGAGGAAACGGCCCTCGGCGGGCACGCCCTTGCGGCCCAGCACGCGCTTGGCCTCCAGCGCCAGCTTATAGGCGTTGCTCTCGGTGGCGGCGGTCTTGGTGGCGCTGATGGTGGCACCGGTCGCGCCTTCCAGCGCGGCAATGGACTTCTTGTCGATGGACAGGGCCAGAGAGTAACCGGCGCTGTCCAGACGGTCGGCCACGATGTCATCCGGCACGCTGTCGGCGTCGTAGCCGTCGATCAGCTCGTTCACGGCCTCGTCGTGGTCGATGTTCAGGTCCAGATAGGTGGTGGTGCCCGCCTCGGCAGCGATGCCGTTGGCCTTGTCGTATTCCTTGACGGCCACCTCGGTGTCACGGACCGGGATCTTGACCTTGCCGGAGGTGGGGTCGCCCTCGTAGCGGCTGTTGAAGATGAGGTTATCACGGGTCACCAGCTGGTTGCGCAGCTTTGCGTCCACCAGAGTGGCCCAACGTTCCTGATTTGCATGTGCCATAAAAATTACTCACTTTCTCCGTGCTGCTGCACGGCTGTCAGATTTTCAAACCGGGGTTGCGGTCCATGAATGCGGCGGTGACACCGTCCTTCTCGCTGGGCAGGTGCCGCGGTTCACCGCCGCCGGGCAGGACAGGATAACCGGGCGCGGGTGCGGGCGTCGGGGTGTCCTCGCCAAAGGCCCAGGGGTTCGCCTTGGCAGCTTCGTCCAGCGCCTTGGCGATGTCGGCAGTGCGGTCGGCGGAACCTTTCAGGCTGTCCACGTCCAGCAGGGCACGCACGGCCTTGATGCTACGGCCCTTCTTGCCGAGGATGGCAGTGTCGAGGGCGTTGTCGAAGGCAAAGCCATCGGCCTGTGCCTTCAGGTCGGCCTGCAGCTTGGCCAGCTCGGCCTCGTACTCTTCCGGCTTCTTCTTGCCGTCAAAGGCGGCAAGGCCGTCCTGCGCGGTCTTGAGCTGGGCATTCACGTTGTTCAGCTGGGTCTGCAGGGCGGTGGCGGCAGACTTCTCCCGGTTGATGTCAGCGCCGTTCTCCTGCATGAGCCAGTTCAGCTGCTCGTCGGTAATGCCGGGGATCTTGTTCTTCACATCTTCACGTTTCATGGTGGAAACTCCTTTCAGGTTGTGTGACCACAGTTTTTGTACACTGTTCTCTGTCAGTATTCGGTCTTGGGTGGGTTACGCACCGCCCGCTGCGTGGTGTCGCCTGATGGGCTCGAACCATCGGCCCGCTGCTTACGGGGCAGCCGCTCTTCCAACTGAGCTAAGACGGCATGAAAAAAGCACCATGCTTTTGCACGGTGCTTTGAATGGCTGGGGGGGTGGGTTACGGCTTGACCTCTACGCTCGGCAGTACGTCCGTGTGGAAATAGAGCTTGTAGTGGTACGGGTCCGTATGCGTGCCGGTGATGTCCTCCACCACATACATCGTGTAGTCATTGAGATAGATGTAGTTTTTGCGGTAGGTATCGGGGCCGATCTTTACCGTACAGACCAGCTCGTTGCTCGAGTTGTTAGAGATGGACATGTAGCCCTCGGCTTCCATGATCACCTTGTCGGTGCGGGCGTTGTAGACGGTGATCTTGCGCTCACTCTCGAAGTAATCAGCCTGCTTGGAGATGTTGTAGTTGGCCTTTTCGGCTTCGCTGGAACAGCCACACAGCAGAATGGATGCGGCCAGCGCAAGGGCGAGAAGAATCTTTTTCATGATGCTTTCCTTTCTGTTTTGGGCAACAAAAAACCACGGTGCGGGTGCATCGTGGTTGGATTACTGGTCTTGTTCCCAAGACCACTGTTTGAACTTGTTGAATGCGTCCACCGCTTCAGGTGGAATCTGGTCAAATTGTTTGGACGAAATGGCTTCACGGTAGGGGTCGAAAATATCAATCAATTTTTGAATATCCGCCGGGTATTTCAGAATGACCATTATTTTCGCCTCCTTAATGACATGAATTCTGCTTCGACTTCGTCAAAACGTTCGCCTAAATACATATCAGCTGCGTATTGGCTTAACTCTCTTACATTATCGCGCGTGATACCCAGTTTGTCAATGCGTCCTTTGCACTTTTTGCACAGGGCATCAAGATATTCTGCACGGTTTTCACGGGTGATAACCCAGCCGGACTGCCGGAAGTCCTCGGCCTGTTTCATGTGCCACATTTCGTGAGCTTCGATTACTCCGAAACCACCAGAAGCGTCTTGAACAGTCTTTTTGCCAACGCTTTCCGCATAATAAACAACGTTCTCGCACGGGTCGTAAATACCGACTGCGCCGCGCAGCTCGTTATCGCCGACAACGATAATTTTGGGCTTCCGGTCAAGGCTGATACCCCAGTCGGCAAGCGCTTTTTCGGTGTTCTGATTGATTTTATGTAGAGCTTTCGGCTTTATTGTTGCCTGGTCTGAAACATAAACCGGCGTTTTGTAAGATTCAACCTGTCTTACAGAGAGTTTGATTTCTTCCGAACGCCGAATCAGAGACATCTCGCTGACTGCGCCTCTGTCTTTTCGGTACGCCTGAGCTGCATACGCCGCCCGCTTCTGGGTATTGATGATGTCCTTCCGGGCCGCATAATCAATCCGCCGCCAGTTGTTGATGTCGCTGCCCGCCTCCCGGTACTGCCGGAGGTACTCTTCCGGGTCGTAGCCGGAGACGTCAAACTCCCGGCTGAACCGCACCGCGAACTCGCAGTCACAGTTGGCGTGGATGTGCTGGGCGTGGCCCTTCTTCAGCAGGTTCTTGCTGGCCCGCTGCCAGCCGTTGGAGGCCAGCATGCGGCAGAACGGGCAGGCATCGCCGTGGGGCACCCACGCCCATTCTGCACCGTCCCGGATGGCGTTGTGCGCGGTGGTGTCGGCCCCGGCCTGCTTGACCATGCGGGAAACGCCGCTCTGCAGGTTTGCCGGGCTGTCCTGCGTGGCCTTGACCATGCCGGTCACTTCACCGTAGGTTGCGGTGGGAGCCGGTTCTGCGGCGGGCAGGGTGGCCCCCTGCGCCTCGGCCAGGGCGTCGTACATCTGGCAGGCCAGCTCTGCGCTGCCCTCGCCGTACTTGGTCACAAGGGCATAGGCGTAGCGGATGAGGGCATCGGTGTCGGCTTCCGGGTGCCCGTCCATGTACTCCCGCATGAGCAGCCCGGCCTTCTGGTTCAGCTGGGAAAGCCGGGAAATGTAATCATCCCATGCCGCTTGTGTCAGTTTCATCTTCCATCTCCATCAGCACCTGTGCACCCCGCGCCCGCTGCTCCTGCGCCTTGATGCGCCGGATGTCCGCCTGGTCAAAGCCGATCATCTCCAGGAAGGTGTCCGTGCCGGCGAACTCCTGCCGGGCGGATGCGATCTTGATGGCGGCGTCGGCGGTCACAGCCACGCTGGGCATGGCGGGGTTCTTGAAGTGGGCCATGATGCCGGTCTCTTCCGCGGTCAGGTCGGCCAGGCGGCAGTCCCGCGCCACGGCCTGCGCCATGCAGGCAATGGTGCGCAGCGCGTCGCCGTTGCCGGTGTTCAGCTGCTGGGCCAGAAGCACCAGCGTCTGGCTCTGGGCAAGAATGGCGTCGCTGCTGGTGGGGTTGGCGTCGTTCACAACGCCCACGTCGGTCACGGTCAGGCCGGTGGCCGCCGCAAACTGGGTGGCGGTCATCCGCATCTTCTCCACATGAGGCGTCAGGCCGCCCTGTGCCAGCTGGCCCAGGGTCGGGTTCTCGCCGGTCTCCGGGTTGGCCGTGGCGGCGATGATGGCTCCCATGTAGGTCTTGAATTTGTTGGAAATGATGGCGTCATACTGCTCATCGGTCACGCCGAGGATGTACTTCTGGGGCGTGGTGGCAAATTCCAGTGCGATGGTGGCGTTGGCTGCCGTGCGGATGTAATCGTCGATCAGAGCGCGGATGGGCTTTTTGAGCCGGGAACGGCCGAAGGGCTTGGAGTTGGTGGCGTTCCAAATCAGCGGTTCCATCAGTGGACGGCCCATCTTGTGGGCGTAGCGCTGCGCCGTCCAGAAGCTGCCATTGGAATGCAGCACAATGACCGTGTCATCTGTGTAGAAGTTGACCACGGAAGGCCGCCATGTGCCCTCGAAGTGCTCATCCTTCACGGTGTCCACGATGGCAAGGCCGCAGTCGATGCGGCCCTTCTCGCCGCTCCAGAGGGCGGCTGCCGTGGCAGGCGAGTGGAACCGGATGCTGCAGCCGATGGCGTTGTCCCCGGACAGGGTGGCAAAGGTGCAGCCGTATTTCAGCTCGTCCCGGCAGGCCTTGGCGTACTGTGCCACAAGGCGGTTGTCGGCCACCAGCTTTGCAAGGCTGTCCAGACTGCCGCCGGTGCCCACGAAGCCGTCGAACATGCTCCGCGCTGCCAGCACGTCCACGGCCTTCTGGCCCCAGCTGCAGCCCACTTCCAGGTTGCGCAGGCCCTGCGGCAGGGCAATGCCAAGGTTCACGTCCTGCAGGGTGACGTGGCCCTCGTAATATTTATCTTTCAGGCGGTTGCGGCTCTGGTGGTAGTTGTAGGCGTCGGCCAGATCCTGCAGCTGCTGCAGTTCTTCCGCGCTCAGGCCCTCCACCGGGCCAAAATTCAGGGTAACGAACATGGTGCTCCTTTCAGCCGATGCGCATCTTGCGGGTAGGGTCGCGGCGGCAGGTCTTTGCGCCCCACAGAGCCAGCGCGCAGGCTTCCACCGGCAGGCTGTTCTCGCCGCCAAAGCCAAAGCCGCCCGCAAGGGGGCGCTTGGTTGCGGTGACAGCGCTCTCATTCAGGGCGGTCTGGGGTGCGTACCAGGTCAGGCCGCCCTCGCTCACCGCGTTGGTGAACAGGCTCACGGCGGCGATCACGTCCCGTGCTCCGGGCCGGACGACCGCGTTCTTTGCCTTCCAGACTTCCCGGATGCGCTCCACCAGCACGTCCACGCCGTTGCGCCCGTCGATGACCACGCAGCTTGCCCTGCCGTACCGGTCACACAGCCAGTCGGCCAGCCATGCAAGGCCCTGCCCGGTGGGCCGCAGGTCGATGAGAGAAACGCGGGCGGGCCCCTCCTTCGGGATGACCGCGCCGCACAGACACACGGAACTGCCGTCGGCGGCAAACTTGACGCCGTAGGCGGTCTTGCCCTCCGGCTTTTCGTCCTCGCTGGCGCAGGCTGCCCACGCCTTGCGGTCGAGGGCATAGTCCAGATGTTCGGTGGCCACCGGGCTCCACCAGCCCAGGCGTTCCCGGGCGAAGGTGTCCGGGTCCAGCTGTTCGCTTTCGCCCTCAATGGTGCCGTACTGTATGCGCCGCCCCAGTGCCGGGTTGGCCGCTGCCCAGCGGGCGGGGTCTTTCACGTCGCCGATCTCCGGCACGCTGAACTCGAACCACGCGGCCTTTTTGGCCTCGCCCTCCAGCGCCCGCTTGCGCAGGGCCCGGAACACGGTGCCCACGGCATCCGGGCCGGGCGGGGTGCCGACGTAGATGGTCTGGGGGTTCAGGCTGGCCGAAATGGCCGGGATGAAGCTGCCCTGTGCGGTCTCGTCCAGCTCCTGCGCCTCGTCGAAGATGAGCAGGTCGCCGTGCTGGCCGCGTCCGCCGTTGCGGGTGCGGGCCAGAAACTTGATGCGCGCGCCGCTCTTCAGGATGATCTGCTCGCGGCCCAGGGCGGTGCGGATCTCGGAAACATACCGGCGCATTTTCGGCCCCTCAAAAAAGGCCCGCATTTCCTCAAAGGTCTCGGTGGCGGTCTTTTGCAGGTGGGCCGTGTAGATGACCGTTTCGTTGAACATGAGCATGCCGGACGCCGCCCGCCCCTGCACCAGCAGGCTCTTGCCGTTCTGGCGGGGCACGCTGCCGCCTGCGGTGGGGGCGGTCCATTTGCCGGACACGGTGCGGCCCATCCAGTCGTCCAGGATGTCGCTCTGCCACGGGTCCAGCACGGTGCCGCCCGCCCGCAGGATGCGCACCGCATCCGGCCCGTCAGTGGCCCGGTACTCCGGCGCGATGCGTTCGGACGGCTCCTGGCTTCCCATCATTTTCACGCTCTGCGAGGATCTCGCCGATCTCGTCGCCATCGTCGTTTGCTCCTTCGATCTCTTCTATCTCCCGGATGGTCTCCCGGTACTGCTTGGTCAGCTGGGGCAGGGCCCGGCAATCCTCGCAGGTGTCGATGCCCGCCGCCAGTACCCTGGCCAGCTGTTTGAGCTGGTCCAGCCGGGTGCCCCGTGCCGTGATGCTTTTCATGGTCGCCATGGCCCGGAACACCTCCTTGAAATTTTCCCGTGTGTAAATCGGCGCTGGACAGCGCGGGAGTCGCCGTGGGCGGGGGAGGGGAACCCTCCCTACCCCTCACCAGTCACCGTCAGAAACCTTCGGAATCCGCACGAATCTGCCCGTTTTCGGGCCGTTTTGCCCGGTTTTGTTGCCCTTCTGCGCGTTGCAGAACCAGTGCGCGGGCTGGAGGTTGTCCCAATCCTCCGCAGCGGCCCGCGCCGATGGGTAGCCGAACTCCCGCCAGCGGGAAACCGGCTTGATCTCGTCCACCACGAAGGACAGCGGGTGCTGCGCGTCGGAAGGCTCATCGTAATGGATCGGACCGAAACGCCCGTGACAGATGCCGCATTCGCCGCCCATCGCCCGGAGCCGGGCCCGGTTGCGCCGCCGCAGCTGGCCGTTGGCATAGCGCGGGTTGCCCATGCAATCCACCTCCTGACAGACAAAAAAGCCTGCGCAATGGCAGGCAGATCTTGTGCCCCGGCAAACACTCCGGGGCCTTTTGCAGGGCCGGGGTGCTTCGCGGCAGGGGCAGGGTATAAAATGACCCCGGGGTACAAACGAGGCCGGGGGTGGTAAATATGGAGCCGTTGGCCGGACTTGAACCGGCATCGTGACCCGCCCTGACCGGACGGTGCTCTGCTTGAGCTACAACGGCATGGGATGTGCACAGCTGCCCGCAACGGCAGCTTGCTGGTCAGAATGGAAGGGAAACCGCTTGGCTATGCTGCCATGCACATTGTGGGATGATGTCCAGAACCCGCGTCTATTCAAAGGCCCCGCCGGGTACAGGCCCGGACGGTGCCGCTGGATAGCAAAGCAAAATGCCCGGCTGGTACATTCAGGCTGTTGGTCGGTAAAGGTTGTTCCCCTGTCGCAGCCGAGCAATACAAAAGCCGCAGGGTGTTGGATGTTGTCCAGCTCCTTGCGGCTTTCGCAGTCTAATAATATCACAGGCAAAACATTGAAAAACAGTGCAAGTTGCCCTCAAAACATGGTATTGTATTGCAAAGTGCCCCCAAAACATGGTATTTACTGGCGTTCTGGGACGTCCAGCGCCTTGACGGCTCTCTTGTGCCGTCTGTATACGCTGCTTACTTCCATGCCCATCTTGACGGCAATCTGCTCCCACTTCTTGCCGCCGATGTACCGCAGGTACAGGATCTCGTAATCCTGTATGTCCACGGTCTGGTTCATGACGCTCAGGATCTCCTTGCAGATCCTCTGACACTCCATCACCTGCGCGTTGGCTGCCTGCATTGCATCCGCGATGCGCTCCACAGATCTGGGCAATGCCTGACCGTCACCAGCGCCGCCGGGAACAGGGGAGAGCACCTGCGTGATATGCTCCGCGTCTGTACGGTACCGCTCTACCTCTTCCAACTTGATCTTTTCCAGCTTTGCGGCTTTGCGGTACCGCCGCAACCATTCCTTTTTTTCTTCATAGATCATCGGACTGCATCCTCCTCCGTTGTCTATTTAGGCTCCCATTGCATAGACATTGCATTTGCAATGCCGGGAAATGTTTTGCTTCTTACCTTTGCGCTCCTGTGTCCACTTTTCGCCCATGCGTCACCGGTCTTTTTTGCACGGTGATCTGATGCAGACACCCATTTAGAGGTCGGCACAACAACATCTGTTGCGAAAAGCATAGGAAGATTTTTCAGCCACAAACAAGTTGTCTTTATATACGGATCTCCAAACATATACGGCTGAATGATCTGGCTGTATTGGGGCAGTTCCCAAATTTTCATAGGGACAGGGTTCTCTATCGCAATCCGTTCCACATCGGAATTCCAGAATTTCAGAAAAAAATCTCGTGCTCGGATTCCGTTCTCATACCGAGGTTCTTGAATTTTTCCGTTGACTATCAAACGGTTTGCGCCGGCTTTGGATAAGTAGGTGCAAGGCGGGTGTGCAATCAAGAGATCCCATGCGTCAATGTAGTGACTTTTATCGTCCATCGTTATGACCTGCCCCCCATCAAGAGGTGCCAAAGCATCTCCGTGTATGTGCCACTCAGGGTGTCCTCCAGACGGTTCCTGAACGTCACAAGAATACGCCTCATGTCCCCGCAGTCGAAACGCTTTGCAAACCGCTTGTGACTCCTCGCAAGCTATAAGTACACGCATTTCATTTTCCTCCGTATGGCTCCGGCAGCTTTGCCCATGCAAGGACTTTGCGCCCCGCCGGGCAGCCTTTTGTTAATTTGCGGTCACGCAGGTAAAGCGCTGCGTCATCTTGTCAAATTCCAGCCCGGCATTGCCCACGCGGCCCTCTTTGTTTTTGGTCAGGCGGCTGAAATAGGTGTCACCGTCAGCAGACAGCAGCAAAATAGCATCCGCGTCCTGTTCGATCTGGCCGGATTCACGCAGATCCGCGTTGGACGGCTCTGCCCGTGCAGCGTTGCGGTTCAGCTGGGCCAGCGCCACAACGAGGATGCCGGTTGTCTGGGCCAGTTCATGCAGCGCAATGGAGATCTCTGTGATTGCATTGTACCGGTCACTGCTGCCACGCTCATGGATCAGCTGCAAATAGTCCACGAAAATGATATCTGCTTTCATTCGGAGGGCCTGTGCCTTGATCCACGCCACACCCTTGCCAGCTGCGGAACGGATGAACAGCGGCCAGCGCTTCATATCGGCCAGCCGGTCAAGTTCGTTCATGGACAGCGTTTTATTTTTGACCGCCGAGAGAGGAGCATACAGCTGGTTGGCAATCAGACGGGCCTGCAATGTGGCCGGGTCTGTTTCCAGCGAGAAATAACACACACGCTTGCCCTGCTTGGCCATGCCAGCAGCAAGCTGGAGGCTCAGAGCGGTCTTACCTGCGCTTGGTCTGCCGCCGATCACGAAATAGTTGCCGGGGACGAGATGCAGGTTTTCGTCCAGCTTGGACAGACCGGTGCGGATGTACCGGGGTTTCTCTCCCAAGTGTCGGATATAATCATCCAGCAGCTCGCCTACGCTTTGAAAGTCTCCCTTCTCGGTGTGGATATCCAGCGCCTGACCCATCTGCTGATACAGATCCGGCAGGTCATCAAAGGCGGTTGCAGCATCCACGGCCTTAAAGGCAAGGCTCTGAAAACGCACCTTTGCAGCATCCTCCATGATGATCCGCGTCCATTCTTCCACACGGTCACGGGTTATGCGGATGCACTCGCTCTCACAGGAGGACACGCAAGACATCAGGTTTTGCTTTTGATCCGGGTATTTTGCCACAATCTGCATGATATCCAGAATGCCCTTTGTGATCCAGAAGCCCTGCACCGCTGCAAAGGTTGGCTGCAATTCAGGTCGGAAGTGCTCAATGCTCAACTCTGGCAGGGAATACGGTGCCAGCTGATCGTCCATCAGCAGCGCGCCGATCAACACGCTTTGCACATCCATCACAGATCCTCCCATGTACGCCCGCCATACGGGGGTGTAGCCTGTGCAGCGGGCTGGCCCCACTCTTTCCGGTTCCTCAGCCAGTTACGCGCTGCCGCTTTCCAGTCCTTCATTTTGGTTTTACCCACGATCCACCCGTTAGCCTCGTACCGATCAACGAACTTGTCAGCCTCGGTCTGAGCATCAGCAGGCGGGACACCACGCTCCCGGAAGTACGCTCTGACCTGTTCCACCATAGGCGGTGAAAAACGAGTTGCGGATGGCCCTTTATTCTCGCTTTTATTATTATTTTCTTTCTTGGGTGCACATTTTGCACCGGGAGAGGTGCACTTTTTGCACCCATCAGAGTGCACATTGTTCACCGGTGCATTTTCTTCACCGGTGCATTTTTTGCACCCATCAGACGCAGAAGCGCACGCCGCCGGGCGAAGCGCTGCATACCTGTTTGTGGGCCTGCCGTTTACCGGCTCAGTCCACTTGCGGATTAGGCCGTCCTTTTCCAGTTCAGCCAGCAGGTTCAGCACGGCCCGCTTGCTCAGCTTGAAATACTCCACAATGTAGCTGACAGAGCCATAAAAGCAAGACTGTTCGTCCTGTGAAAAACCCCAGATCAGGGCATAAATCAAGAGTTTGTTGCCGTTGAGGTTGTAGTCTGTGACCATCCACGGCTGCACCACAACATATCCGTCTTTTCTCATCCTGCTTGTCCTCCTGAATTAAAAGGGAAGATCGTCATTGTCATCGATCACGGCAAAATCGTCCACGCCGCCATAGTTGGCAGGCGGGTCAGCCTTGGGCCATGCCTCAGAACGCGGTGCAGCCTCGCCGCCGTCATCCACCTTTGCGCTGCTGGTGCCCTTGGAGCCGCCAAAGTTGATGTTTTCGGCCACCAC